TCTTAAGAGATTGGAAGTTAAGGGAGAAGGTCACGCGCGCATGATTCAAGTGCACCATGTTGCCTGCCATGTCGCTGACCATGTTGTATCGCAACCCGCTCCCTTTTAATTATTTTCAATAAAGTAGTCATGGTTGCCATGGTAGGTTGCTGTTTTACGCCATTATTATGCCTGCCGCCTCCAGCGCGGGCGCGTAGGCGCGCGCGCGCGTTTGGGTATGGGCTTACCATGTTGACCATGTTGCCTTGTATTCTAGTCCCTAATAGAGAACCTCTTACGGGGTGGCATGGTGGCCTGCATGGTCGCCGCATGGTGGGCAAACAGGGGAGGAAATCTATTAAAACTTGCAAATACATGCGCGGTTGAAGACCTGCGCACTTTTTGAGCGAGTAACCTTACTGCTTTCTAGGTTGACAGAAGGGGGTCTGTCTATGACCGCTAGTGATTTAGCCAAGGAATGGGGGTGCAGTCGGCAGGCCGTGGCGAAGTGGGTCAAGCGGGGCATGCCTTTAGCTAGCCTGGAGGAAGCCAGCGCGTGGAGGGCAGCTCATTCGCAGCGAGCGCCCAGGTGCAGGGTGGCGGTGACGGCCGCGGCCTACTCGGATCCGGACGGGCCGGTTAGCCTGGAGACATCGGTGCCGGGCGAGACCCCAGAGCTGGGGGAGATCCGGGAGCGGTCGAACCGCGCGAGGGTGGCGGAACGGGAGGCAATGAAGTTATTGGATCAGGCCAAGGAGGCCAAGGATGTGCACGGGATCCGGCTGGCGTTGGACAAGGTAATCGCCACGCAGGAGCGGGCCCGGGATGCGGCGGACGAGCTGGCCAAGGGGCGGGCCGCGGCGGGACTGTTGATGCCGGTGAGCCAGCATAACCAGGTGGTGGAGCGGCTAGCGGCCGAGTTCCAGCGGGGCCTGGAAGCGCTCGTGAACAAGGGCAGCCGTATGGTGGGAAAGACAGCGGAGGAGATTCACGAGATGATGCGGGAGGAAACAGGCCGGACTTATGAGGCGATTAAGGCGCGCATGATGGCATGACTATCACGACATCACCAGCAACACTGGGGGCGGGGGCGGCGTTCAAGTTCCTTCGCCCCGCCGGGATGGACTCAGTCAGCAAGTGGGCGGAGCACAACATCTGGTTCTCCGAACGGTACAGCCCAAGCAAGCCGGGCAAGGTCAGCCTGGATTCGATGCCCTACCTGCGCGAAGTGCTGGACAGCGCGACAGCCCCAGGGATCCATGAGCTGACGATGTGCTTCGCGGTTCAGTGCGGGAAGAGCACGGCGCTGCAGCTCATGCTGGCGCACCGACTAACGAATCGGGCGACGCCTTGCATGGTGGTGCTGCCATCGCTCAAGCTGGCCAGGTCCATCAGCGCGGATCGTTGGATGGAACTGGTGCAATCCAACCCGTGCCTGCAGCGGTTGTGCCCAGACAACGATGACGAGATGAAACTGGACGAGCAGAGGTTCCGATCGGGCACGGTCTGGTGGGTGGGAGCCGGCAGCGAGAGCAACCTCAGCAGCCGCAGCGTGGGCATGAGCATCGCCGACGAGATCGACAAGTTCCCGGACTGGAACACCAAGGAGGCCGCGCCCCTGCAGCTGATCGGGGCCCGCATGGAATCATTCCCGCACTGGCTATATGTGCAGGCATCCACGCCCACGGTGGACAGCGGCATCAACATCTGGACCGAGTTTGTCCGCGGAGATCAGCGCTATTTCATGGTGGCATGCGCGCAATGCCATCATCAATTTAACCTGGAGTGGGAGGGCGTGCGCTGGGCCTCGGAGGCCTACGACGCGGAGAACAACCTGTGGGATTTCGACAAGATTCGGGACACCGCGCACTACGAGTGCCCAGGCTGCAAAAGGCAGATCCAGTTTAAGGAAAGATCCGAGATGCTGCGCAACGGAAAGTGGAAGGCCACCGCCCAAGGCCAGCCGGGCCGGCGCAGCTACCACCTCAACGCGCTCTACAGCCCGCACAAGACCTGGGGCGAGCTGGCGGTCATGTTTATCCAGGACAAGGAAAGCATCCGGGGACTGCATCATTTTGTGAACAGCTACCTCGCGAAGCCATGGACGCCGAACGCCGCCACGATCAAGCCCACCCTGGTCGAGGACATCATCAAGGCCAGCCCGGAGTATCTGCTGGGCGAGATCCCGCTGCCACCGGACGGCCTGTTTATGTCCATCGACGTGCAGCAGTCAGAGCTGTGGTACGTCATCCGGGCCCACGGGATGCACGCGAACCGCCCATGGTCCGCCCTAGTGGACTACGGCCAGATCATCGGCTGGGATCTGGCTCTAGAAAAGTTTGCCCACAAGTACCCCGTCCGCGGCCAGCCCGAGGCCACTCACCAATGCCGCGGCGGCCTCGTGGATTCAGGCTACGCGGCCCGCCGGACCGGCGGCGTCTATGAGTTTGTCATTAAATCCAACGGCAAATTCTGGGCCAGCAAGGGCAGGGCAGGGGTGCCCATGCGCAAGGTGGCCCAGCGCCAGATCATCGAGCACCTCGGCCGCAAGCTGATCCTCGCCCAGTACGACGACAACGTCTTCAAGGAGCGCCTCTACATCAACAAAATCAAAGAGCGTGCCGGCGCGGACTGGTGGCTGCCCCGTAACGTCGGGCGCGATTACATCAGCCAGCTGACCAACGAACGCCTCACCGAGCGCCGCATGAAGTTCGGCCAGCGCGAGCTGGTCTGGGAAAGGGTTGGGGCGAACCACCTCGGCGATTGTGAGAAGCTAATCCTGGTGCTCCTCGAGCACCTCCCCGAGCAGCAGGCTAGTTTCGGCCAGGACGGGACAGCTGCTGCAGCAGCACCGCCCGCTCCTGCTCACTGATATTCTGATCCTCCAGCCGACGCAGGATCTGCTGCTGCAGCTCCAGCTCCGCCTGTTTGATCTCCAGATCCCCCTCCTTTTTCAGGCGGAAAGCCTTGCGAAAATCCGTCGTCTGCATCACCGCCCACACGATCAGCAGCACCACCAGCACCCCCGTCGCGATCAGGCTGCGGGTGGTGTCCGCAAAAAAGTCCCCCACCTTCTCCAGTATCACTGTGCCACCGCGGATGCCGCCAGCATCCCACCAGCCTGCCCCCGCCGTTGACACCTTTAAGCCTTTTCGATGGCCGCCTATACCCGCGAACTCGCGCGGGCTGTTGCCCTGAATGAGCTCAAGCAAGCCTCCGGGGTCACGGCCTCCGCCATCGTCGCCCTGGAATCCATGCGCGATTCCGCCATGACCGGCGTCGATTCCGGCCGCGCCGTCGTGGGCAGCTCCGCCGGCGGCCAGTCCGCCAGCTTTCAGATCGACATGAAACCCACCGAGCGCGTCACCCTGTTCCAGGCCGCCATCGATTTCCTGCAGGGCAACCGCGTCTCCCGCACCACCGGCTCCTTTACGAACATCTATGACGCCTAAACCCGTCTCCCTCGTCCAGCGGATCGGCGCCGGCGTGAAGGCCTTCGCCGCCGGCTACGGATCCGGCATCGCCACCTTCCAGCCCTACGAGGCCGCCGGCTTCTCCCGCAAACGCCCCATCATCTACGGCGCCCACGCCCGCGATTCCCGCATCGACCTCACCGAATCCACCCGCACGGAGCTCCTCAAGCTGGCCCGCCACATGTACCGCAACATCGGCCTCGTCAAAGGCGCCGTCGATTCCATCGCCGCCTACTCCATCGGTCCCGGCCTGCGCCCCCAGTACCGCGGCACCGATGCCGACTTCGGCCCCCTGGCCGAGGCCTACTGGCGCGACGTCATCGCCCCCGCGCCCGAGGTCACCGGCCGCATGACCTGGACCGATCTCCTCATGGCCCTGTCCCGCTCCATCGACGTGGACGGCGACGTCTTCGTCATCCTCACGGATTCCGGAAAACTCCAGGTCGTCGAGGGCCACCGCGTCTGCGAGGAGCCCGATTACGGCACCACCGATGGCGTCTTCCTCGGCCCCCTCGGCGAGCCCACCGCCTACCTCGTCCAGACCGACGACACCTACCGCCGCATCCCCGCCGATCTCGTCGTCCACCTCATGGAGCTGGAGCGGCCCGACCAGATCCGCGGCGCCTCCGCCCTGGCCCGCGCCCTGAACCACCTGCGCGATCTGAAGCTCGTCACCGAATTTGAGAAGGACGCCCTGAAGGTCCAGTCCTCCATCGCCGCCGTCATCGTCAGCCAGGATGGCGACCCCATCGCCAACGCCGGCGGCTTCTTCGGCAAGGTCCAGGAGCGCGATTCCTCCAACGACGTCGCCCGCGAGGAGATCACCAGCTCCGCCAACATCCCCCGCCTCGCCCCCGGCGAAAAGATCGAGAACCTTTCCCCCACCCGCCCCGGCACCAGCTTCGAGCCCTTCGCCAAATTCCTCATCCGCGACATCGCCCTGGGCCTCAACCTCCCGCCCGAGTTCGTCTACGATCCCGCCTCCGTCGGCGGCGCCGGCATGCGCTTCGTCGTGGCCAAGGCCCAGCGCCGGTTCGAGCAACGCCAGCGCCTCCTCATCGACCGCTTCTGCCAACGCGCCTGGCGTTACTTCATCGCCCGCGCCATCGCCGCCGGCGACCTCCCCGAGGTGGAGGACTACGCCCGCGTCTCCTGGCAAACGCCGAAGAGCCTCACCGTGGACGCCGGCCGCGAGGCCCAGCAGGCCCGCGAGGACTACAAGGCCGGCCTCTCCACCCTGTCCGATTACTTCGGCGAGCTGGGCATGGATTGGCAAGAACAGGTCGAGCAGATGGACCGCGAGAAAAAGTTCATCGCCGGCCTTAACCCGCCCGCCCCCGCACCCGAGCCGGCCCCGAAACCCGCCGCTGTTTTGGATCCGGTCCAGACCCCCGCCGGGCCCGAGACCCCCGCCGAGCTGCAGGCAGAGCCCCGCCACCTCGCCGCCGTCACCCCCGCCTTCACCATGCCCGACGATCCAGACTACACCCTTTCCGCCCAGGAGGCCGACATGGTCGCCCACGCCCTCGGCCTGCAGGATAAAAAAAAAGTCCCCGAAAAAAGTGAGCTAGCCCGGCCCACCGCCGGCATGATCGCCGAGGCCCGGCGCGGCCTCCAATGGCGCCGGCAGTATAACCGCGGCGGCACCGCCGTGGGCGTCGCCCGCGCGCGCGACATCATCAACCGCGTAAATTTCCCGGACGAGACCATCGCCCGCATCCACTCCTACCTGCAGCGCCACGAGGTGGACAAACAGGGCGAGGGCTTCCGCCCCGGCCAGCCCGGATTCCCCAGCGCCGGCCGGATCGCCTGGGCCTTGTGGGGAGGGGACCCCGGCCGCACCTGGGCCGCCGCCCAGATGCGCCGGATTCGGCAAAAGCCTGCGGCTTGACCCCGTAATTCAGCCCCTTAGGATTAAGGGGTGAGGTACGAGGTCCGCAAAAACCTGCAGCGCCACATCCAGCAGGACCGCGAGAGCGACGTTTACTTTTGGGACGGGGAAGTCTGCGTCCGTAGCACCGCCATCACCGTGGGCAATCCGCCCTCCAACACCATCTCCATAGCCGGCTTGCAGGGCGTGTCCGTAAGCAGGGCGGAGGGGAGCACCTTGGGCATTTTGGGTGGAACCTTGGTTCTTATTTTGTTTCTTTTTCTGGGGTTTTCCAGCGTGTTAAAATTCCCGTTTGTTGGTGGCTTTTTCCTGCTGCTGGCCGGCTGGGTGGGCTGGCTTCTTTTTCGTCCAGCGCCGTGGCAGGTCATTCTAAAAAGCGGTGGCCTTTTGTCCGACGAGGTTTTTAGCAGCGACAGCGAGGACTGGGCCCGGCGTTTTGGTGACGCGGTCAGTCAGGCCATCCTTGCGCGACATCCGGGCGGATCCGGTGGCCAGCCCGTCCCCGCTCAGGCCATTTTTCCTGATCCTGTTTTGACGCGGAACTAGCCTTCTTTTGACATCCGGTGGCCGGCATGGCCACCAAGCTAAAAAACGTCTCCATCCTCACGGCCGGCGAGGCCAAAGGTCACAACCTTCTTATCGACGAAACCAGCCTGCGGCAGGCCCTCGCCGTCGCCCAGTCCATGGGCCGGATCAAGGTCACCAACGGCCACGGCGCCCAGCAGGTCATGGACATCCTGGGCTACGTCGAAAATTTCCGCATCGATGGAAACCGCCTCCTCGCCGATCTGAACCTCCTGAACAGCGAGAAGGCCGATTACGTCGCCGACCTTGCCGGCCTCATGCCCGACCAGTTCGGCCTCAGCCTCACCTTCAGCGGCGTGCCCGAGGAAAAGGAAGGCCAGCGCTTCGCCCGCGTCACGGAGATCTACGACGTCTCCGTCGTCACCCAGCCCGCCGCCAACCCCGCCGGCATGTTCAGCACCTTTTCCGCCCTGCCAGTTGACACGTTTCAAAAGGCCATGACCGAAAATCAGGCCGCAAAAGTTGAGCTGACCGCCGCCGCCCCGGTGGCCGAACCGGAACCCGAGCCCGCCCCCGCTCCCGCCGTCGCCCCCGTGGCCCTGGCCGAGACGCCCGCCGCCCCCGCGGCCGAGGACAAAAAGGACGAGGAAAAGGAACCGACGATGCGTGATGTGGTCAACCTCCTCAACCAGCTCCTCGGCTACATGAAGGACGACGAGGAGGAGGACCTGACCGCCCCCGCCCCCGTGGAGGCCGCCGCCCAGGTCACCCCCGCCACTCTCCAACGGATCGAGAAGGATGCCGCCGGCGCGGCCCCCGTCCCGCTCCCCCACGGTGACACCCGCTTGTCCCGTGCCGAGATCCTCACCCAATTCAACCAGGAAAAGGACGCCCTGAAACGGACCGCCCTGCTCCGCAAGCTGGGCCTCTAAAGCCCAAAGGATACCACCACCATGGCCAACACACTCGGAACCACCAATGCCAATGTGATCGCCCAGCGCGCGCTGGAGATCCTGGTCGAGGACTACAGCTTCATCCGCAACGCCGTCACGGACTTCTCGTCCGAGGCCGCGCGGTACAACGCCTCCGTCTACACCCACCGCATCTCCGCCCTCACGGCGCAGGACTACTCCCAGACCAACGGGTACGTCGCCACCGCCGCCACCCAGACGGACGTGCAAATCCAGCTCAACAAATTCAAGCACGTCACCTATGACGTGGATGACCAGGAGCGGTCCACCTCCGAGGTGAACCTCATCGAGCGCTTCGCCGGCTCCGCCGCGCACGCCCTCGGCCTGCAGATGGTGGGCGACCTGCTCGCCCTCGTCACCTCCGCCTCCTTCACCAGCGCCCTCACCGTCGGCTCCGGCTCCTTCACCTACGGCTGGGCCGTCAGCGCAGGCGAGGTTCTGAACACCAACAAGGCCCCGGCCAATGACCGCTACGCCGTGCTGGCGCCCAAGTTCTTCGCCTCCTTGTTGAAGGACGCCAACGTCATCGCCAATCCCCAGATCACCGGCGATGTCGTCCGCAACGCCGGCCTCGGCGCGGTGGCAGGGTTTAACATCAACATGTACCCCGCCATCCCCGCCAACGGCATCACCCTGGGCGGATTCTTCGCCCAGCGTGAGGCGCTGCTCATCGCCGCCCGCGTGCCCGAGATCCCCAGCGGCATCGAGATCCCCGGCACCATCACCAACGTCACCGAGCCCCGCACCGGCCTCACCGTGCAGAGCCGGGAGAGCTACAACCTGGTCACCGGCAAGGTGACCCGCACTGTGGCCCTCATCTACGGCGTAAAGGCAGGGGAGACCTCCAGCCTCGTCCGGATCAACGGCAGCTAACCCTCCTGGTGGGGCGGTCCCGGGTCACCCCGGGGCCGCCCTTCCTCTCCCCGAGATCCTCCCTTGTCCGAGTTTACCGATTGCCTGAAGGACGCCCTCGCCGTCGCCCACGCCCAGTTCGGCACCACCGCCACCTTCGGATCCACCGCCGCCACCGGCGTCCTTTCCACCGTCACCCGCCGCGAGAGCCTCGAGCTCCACGGCTACGATCTGGACCTTAACGCCACCTTCACCGTGGATCTCGCCGTCCTCGCCACCGCCCCCACCATCGGCTCCACCGCCCGCATTAACTCCGTCACCTACCGCGTCATCAGCGTGGATACCGGCCCCGGCTCCCACGTCATCGGCCTGCGCGAGGGTTAGCCCCATGCCCCGAGATCCTAAAATTTCCATCTACCTCATCGCCGGCCGGGAGGCCCGCTACATCGGCCGCTGCCTGGACGCCTTCCGCCCCATGGCCGATGAGCTCGTCGTCTGCATGGCCCACGGCGGCGCGCCCGAGGACGGCACCGAGCAGATCGCCCGCGATCGCGGCGCCACCATCGTCCATTACCGCAACCAGCCCGACCACGCCGCCTGGCCCCACGTCGATCACTTCGGCGATGCCCGTAACACCGCCCTGGACGCCTGCACCGGGGACGTCGCCATGTGGGTCGATGCCGACGACCTGCCCGCCGCAGGCCTCAAAAACGCGCTTAAAACCGCCGCCAGCGAGCTTTTGAAGGACGAGAAGGCCGGCATCTGGGCCGCCGTCTATAACGTCATTAACGCCAAACTCACCCCCGTCCGCGAGCGCCTGGTCAAACGCCTGCCCGACGGCCGCTGGGCCGGCCGCTGGCATTACGCCGTCCATGAGGCCCTCCTGCCGCTGCCCGGCTACCAGGTCCGCGCCGAGCAGGCCAGCTGGGTCGAGCACCACCCCGATGGCTACAAGGCCGGCTCCGCCGATCGCAACATCCGCATCCTCGAGGCCCAGCTGGGCGAGGCAGGGAAGTACGCCTACTACCTGCAGCAGGAGCTGTTCCTGTCCGGCCGGCGCGATCAGTCCGCCACCTGGTCCCACGTCTCCGCCCTTTGGCCCACCCAGGAGCCCACCCTCCGCTACGAGAGCTGGTGTAACTACGCCTCCGCCCTGCCCGAAAGGGATCAGCGCATGGCCATTTTCGCCCGCGCCCATCAGGCCAGCCCGTCCCGCCGGGAGGCCCCCTTTTACATGGCCCGCGAGGAGGCCAGCGCCGGCCGCTGGGGCGCCGCCTACTACCTGCTCAAGAGCGCCATGGTCCTGCCCGATCCCGGCGTCACCCAGTGGAACGCCCAGCGCGCCATCTATGATTTTGAGTGCATTGACCTTTACCTCGCCGC